TCCATTGGAACTGAGGCTCTTGCGTTATAACGCCGTTGTGCACAATGGAGAGGTGGTCGTTAGCGAGCGGCTGTGGGTAGTCAAGGTCAGAAGTCGAGTATCGAGTATGTCCGATCATGTAAATTCCGCCATCCGGTGTTACCGTGTCAAACAAATCCCACCTAGTAAAGAACTCTCCCACGCTGGTGTTTTCCTTACGTGTTTGTATCAACCCCTCATCATCAATCCAAGAAGCGCCAACTGAGTGTTTCCCTCTTATCTGAGACTCATAAAATAGAGTCTCAATCAACGCAAGGTCTTGTTCTTCAACATTTTGCAGATATATTCCAAGAACTCCACACATCTTAGTATCTTTCCTTAGTGCCAGCGATAAAATTTGTGTTCACCAATTCGCCCGACTCGAACCATTCCACGATCGTTTATCCAATTCGGACTAACATATGTCGCGTGATAGTGAGTAGATCCTTCTGTTATACCTCGAAATCCATAGGAATTCAATGTCATCTCAGCAATGATTTGAGCGTCTTCCCAAGCCTCTTCCTCCATAGGTTCGTCACTCAACCCATCACAGAACCAAGAGAAGTGACACATTCCGCGAACAGGCACTTCGTTACCTTTCCAATTGGTTCTCATTACAGATTGCTTCACCACCTCGCAGATGGTGTTAGGAAACAAATTGCTGTCGACTCTGTTTAGAACCACATCAGCCACAGCAACCCTGCCAGCGAAAGAATCGCTACGAGACTCGTGGTATATGTTAAGGGCAAGACATTCCAGATCCTTTGTGTTTGGCTTGGCTGCAGGTTTTGATTCAGAGACCTCAATTGTTTCTGCTGATTCTTTTTCTTGATGTGTTTCAATTGCCTGTTCAATTGGCGTTGTTTCTTCAATTGATTTATTGTTCTCATCTTCTTCCTGCGCATAATAAATGGTACCAGCAAACGCATAGAGTAATACTAGAATGTGTAATATCTCTTTCTTATTGTTGATCTTTATCTTCATCATATTGAGCCTTCCGACCGATCTCTGAGGCAGTTATTCGGTTTCCATGGATAGTAGTAAATATAACATCAGGTTCATCATCGTCTTCGATAACTTCAATATGTATTGCATTAAATACATCACTAAAGAATAACCAAGTTTGAGCGCGGCCAGCAAAAGTTCCTTCTCGCCTGCCCCAAAGATATGCGCTTACCATACAGCCTAGAGTCAATAACGTTTGATCTATTACATCCATTTACTACTCCTGAAATTAGAATCTGATTGTTTGAAGTCTCTCTCCGGAAACCCTCCTTCCTGCGTCACTGCGGTCAAATACTGGTGGTGTATCATCCATAATATTTTCCTGCTCAGTTTCATCAACATCAAATAATTTCATTTTAGACCGATCTACCCCAATACAAAACCGTTTGTTTTGGCTCGGGTCATTATAACGATTTTTTAATTGTTTGACCATTATTTGTCCATTCGCGTCTAATTCTTCATTAGAAATCAGCGCGAACATCAGATCAGCGGTGGCAGGTAAACCAAATGATTCTGAGGTATCCTCAAGACCAACATCAGAATTACCATAACCAGACCGCGTTGTCTGTGTCGCAGACATAATGGGTACATTAAACTCTACAGCCAAACCACGAATTTCTTCAGCGATTGATTTTATATATGAGTACGAGTTGATTGCGCCGCCCATACTCTTCATTCTAGATGAGGCACATATATTTAGGTAATCTATGAACACAATTTCGGGCGCAAATCGTTTTTTAAGTTTTAATTCATTTAAGAGTGCTCTGAAATGCCCAGTGTGAGCAGCACCCGTCGGATATTCCTTAATAATCAATTTGCCATTTGTTTTCTTTGAGATTTTCGCGACACGGTCGGTAAACATATCCTTAGACATTTTATCGAGTTGATCGATCGGGACGTTCAACAGATTAGCGTCAATACGTTCCGCTATACGTTCTTCTGCCATCTCCATAGTGATGTAAAGAACATTATGTCCAAGAGAAAGGCAACTGGCAGCGTGATGACACATAAAGAGACTTTTACCCACGCCTGTACCGGCCAGTGCGATGTTCAGAGTCTTATTAGGCAACCCACCCTTAGTAATTCGATTCAGATAGTCGAGATCGAATGGGATACGTTCCTCTTGCTCATGATAAAAGTCGAATCGCTCTTGGACATTTTCTAAATAGTCGTGTCCCACATTAGTATCAAAACATACTGCCAGCGCCCTTTGTAACACATCAGGCAGCGAATTTTTGGTAAGCTGTTGATGTTTGCCATCAATGATCTGAATAGACTCCATGATGGCGTTATACACGGCTCGATCTTGACACCACTTCTCAGTTGTATCAAGCAACCACTGTTCATCTTCTTCTTTAAAGGTAAAGACATCATGTAGTATATCAAGTGCATGTGTATACATTTCCTCGGTCAGCGAAGCGTCGTCGAGTTCAATCTTGAACGCTTCCTGAGAGGGAAGTTTATTATATTTAGTAACATAGTTCACTACTTCACTAAACATAGTTCGGTAGATTCCTTCAAAGTAGTCTTTCTTAACGAACGGAAGAACCTTACGCATGAAAGGCTCGTTTGTTAAGAGATTTCGTAAGATTGTTTTTTCTAATTCAATATTCATTGAGTTTGCTCTTTCGACACTACCGTCCCTTCTTCGATGCCTTCTTCTAAGACGGCTTCGAGGATATCCGCTGCAGTCAGTTGTAGACTAGTATCATCTACGGTCAACGCAGAGTCTGGAGATGATATAATCGAAAAGTTAAAGTTCAAACAATCGTTTTCGCCGTCGATAGAAATATTACCAAACCTAATTACAGATTCGACATAATCGCCGGAAAGAATTCGAATGTCCCAACCTTGCTGGTTGTCGATATCAACAGGGATTAATTCGTAATCAACGCCTTCGCGTAGCATCTTATTCATTATACTTCATCCAATTCTAGTGCAACAGAAGCCTTGTGGCCAATTTGGTAAAGTTTTTCAACCATTCCATTGAACTCTGTGTTCTCGAGAATACTTTGCCAGAAAGAGCCATCGAGTTCACTGGCTCGATATTTCTTATCTTCACCGACCTTTTGATACCAACCATTCGATGGTTTGACTACATAACCCCCAGCCAGTGCAACATCAAGGAGACCGCTGTATTGGTCAATACCACCATCCCAAGAAACGCTAATAGGAATTTTACTCTTTTCTTTAACATAACGAGATTTATCCACATTTACAATAAAATCATATCCAGTAACTTCAGTGCCAGTCTTATTCTGCCGACGACCAATGATCCAGATGGAGTCTGCTGAGTAATAAATTCCTGTGCCTCCACCAACGATATCTTTAGGAAACAACCCGATCTCTTTGTAGGTGTGATTCACTGCAAGCATTGGGATATCTTTCATGGTCAGGTAAGGAGTGGCCATCCTAAACAGACCCTTCAGAGCTTTTGCGCGGGACATATCAGCGACAGACTTTTCATTCAACGTGTCTTCCATTTCTTTCTTGGAAGCGAGGTTGCCGATCGAGTCGATAACGATGATGACCTTTTCCTTTGCTTCGATATTCTCGAGCTGGGAGATCAAGTCAAACTTCAATTCTTCGACGTTGCTAATAGGAACATGCAACACTCGATCCAACTCGATACCAAACGTTTCGAAGTATGACTGTGGTGAGCCAAACTCAGAATCATAAAACATCATCACCGCCTCGGGGTCTGCTTTCAAGTACGCTGCAGCAATCTTCAACGCGAACGAAGTCTTGAAATGTTTAGAAGGACCAGCGAGAACGGTTAGCCCAGAAGACAACCCACCAGTAAGAGATCCAGAAAGCGCCACGTTTAACATGGGTACATCTGTGACAATCTGTTTCTTGTTGCCAAAGAACTCGGACTCGGAAAGAACCGCGGTGTGCTTCAGCTTGCTTTGTTTCTGTAGTTTTGACATTAATGACATATTTTTTCCTTAGTTACGATAAACGTATTCAATTGCACCATCTGCTTCTTTCTCAAGTGGACGATTATCATACCACTTTCCTGTCTCATTATCAAGTTCTCTGCACATATCTGCGATCTGCTTAGCAGTAATGGGGTAATCTGCTTTGACTGCATTAGCAGCAACAGCAACCATTATCGCGTACATTTTTGAGTACCATCCTGTTCCTGTTATAGCAACATACTCTTGCGCTAGTCTCTTTGGGAAGAAAGGGCAATCTTTGTAGGAAGTCCAAGCGATATCCGTGTTGGTTGCTTGGGATCTTCGATAAGAAACCACTTGTTCTCGTAGAGCTGGTGGAAGGCGATCCAAGAAACTGTTGCCTGTCGATTTCTCGTATGGCCAAGCTTTCATGAGTGCGTCTGGGTTCATCTCCTTACCATCATTAGAGAAAATAAAGTTGAAAGCGTCGGGATAAACAGCAGGCACATAATACATTCTTGAAAGATCTTTCGTTTGCCTGTCACCAATATCACCAAGCATCCTGTTTAACGCGTGCCAAAAATGCGGTATCTCTTCCGCTACGACTTCGCGAGTTAGAGGAAACACCAACCGAAACTTTGGGTGAATCGGGGTGCTGCTGGCGGTTGAGTAACAAACAAATTTATATGACCCACAAATTGACTGCAGCTCTTGGTTTATAGGAAGTCGCGTGTCAATGAACTCATCCACATCAACACAGCACCACTTACCCCATTGCTCGACATTTTTATTAGAACGGGTT